TACAAAGGTTGGCTTATGGAACTTCCTCAGCAAAAACAACTACTGTTTCTTTTTATGTAAAAGGTACTGCTAAAACATACATGTGCGAACTACATGACGCTGAAAACACTAGACTTGTTCAACAGCAGTTTAATGTTACAACATCTTGGACACGGGTTAGTTTAACATTTGCTGGTAATACAAGCGGTACAATCGCAGATTCTTCTGCATTGGGGTTGTATTTGAATTTCTGGTTACACGCAGGGTCTACTTACACAAGCGGAACTTATAATGCCAACGCATGGAAATCGCAGGTTAATGCTGACAGAGCAGTAGGAATTGGTTCATTTTTCTCAAGTACCTCTAATGAATTATTTATAACAGGCATTCAATTTGAAACAGGCTCAGTAGCCACAGACTTTGAACACCGCAGATATGGTGAAGAATTACTTACTTGCCAACGCTATTATGAAATCATTGCTGATGGTGGTTATGATGTTGACCACATGTTTGGAATAGGACACGGAGTTAAGTCTGACCAAATAAATTGGTTCTATGATTTTAAAGCAGTAAAACGTGCAGCGTTCACATTGATAGTTGCCAGTGTGTCAGGTGGATACCACGCCAAAAATCACAGCGTCTATAAGCATCCCTCAAACACCTCCTTGGGGATGACTGCCACTGTGCAAAGTTTACACAGTATAAGTGCCTATATGACAAGCATTACGGGTGTAACTGAGCAGTCTGCATGGACTATGCAATTAAATGGAGCAGCATGCCACATTGCTGTTAGTGCGGAGCTTTAAATATGAATATAGAAACAGTAAAAATGGAAAGCGATTGCTTTAGAGTTAATGGAACTATGATTGTCCCTCCCTCTACAGACAATGCCGATTACGTTTTTGTACAAGAATGGATTGCAGCAGGTAACACTCCTACTCCTCAGTACACAGACGAAGAGATAGCATTTAATACTCAAGCAGAAACTAACTATGCAAGTCGGGCATATCTTGCAAGTACTGATTGGTACATTAGTCGTAAGGCAGAAACAGCAGAAGCAGTGCCATCAGATGTGACTACAGCTAGAGCAGCTGCTAGAGCAGCAATTGTTGAATAACCACTACACAATCAGACTAAATAGTATTATGAAAAATAAAGGTAGACAACTATGAGTTATATAGGTAACGAACCCTCGTATGGTGTGTTCGACAGACAGGTTCTTGCGGGCAATGGGTCAACTACACAATACAGCTTAGATTTTTTGGTTTCACAACCTACTTCTTTACTTGTCTCTATTGATGGTGTAGTACAAGAACCAGAACATTCTTATACTATAGGACAATCTGGTGGTGTGGGGCATATCAACTTCTCTGAAGCACCAGACAACGCGGCAAGAATATTTCTCATTTACATGGGAAGACAACTTCTTACTGCACAAGCATCGACTGCCATATCACAAACACGTTTAGATGAATTTAACGGAAATGCTTCTACGACTGCATTTGTATTATCAACCACACCAGTATCAAGTGCTGCTGTAAATTTTATGATTTATGTAGACAATGTATATCAAAGAGGTGGGAATGGACTTGCTTTTACAGTATCAGGTTCCACAGTAAACTTTACATCTGCACCAGCATCAGGCACAAAGAACATTCAAGTATATCAATTGAATGGTGTGAACACACTAAATACTGTCGCTGATGGTGCAATAACAACAGCGAAACTTGGCAACGGATCGGTAACTGTAGGCAAGTTGAATTTCAGCCCAGAAGATGACGCAACTGCTCTTGCGATTGCTTTAGGATAACAAGGAAAATAAAATGGCGAACACATTTAAAAATGCAGCATTAGCAAACGTAAACCACAGTGCATATGCTACACTGTATACTGCTCCTTCTGCAACACAGGTGGTAATTCTAGGACTTGCAATTGCGAACAAAGCAACAACATCAGTCACAGTTAAAGTACAATTTACAGACAGTTCTGCTTCTACAACTCACCAGTTGTTGGAAGACGTAACTATCCCTGCAAAGACTACATTAGAAACTTTGGCTGGACAAAAATATATCTTAGAGGCAACAGATATACTCAAAGTACAAGCAGGAACTGCCACATCTTTGGATGTCGTTCTTGGATTGATGGAAAAGACATAGGGGATTGATACATGCCATTTTTAGGTAACACGCCAGCACAGGGGTTTGCAGAATCCATAACTAAGGATAGTTTCACTCCAAATGGTTCTACGACTGCATTCACACTAAGTAAAACTGCAGCCACAAATAGTATATCAGTCTTTGTAGGTAATGTTCGACAAGAACCTACGTCTTCTTATTCTGTTTCGGGAACAACTCTTAATATGACAGAAGCTCCCTCGACAGGGACTAGCTTCTATGTACTGCATTCACAGGGAACTATTGAGAGCACTACTGTTCTTCCAGCTGGAAGTGTGGTTACTAACTCTTTAGCCAGTTCTATAGACTTGAGTGGTAAGACAGTTACTTATGGATTGGTAAATACGGATATGCCCACAGGGGCAGTGTTGCAAGTGGTTCAAGGGGTTAATGCAACTCAACTAGCACTAACCACAACAAGTTACACAGACTCAGGTTTAAGTGCCTCTATTACCCCTTCATCTACATCAAACAAAATATTAGTTATGTGGAATACTCAGGGCGCGTTAACAAATGCTTCAACTAGAGGATGGGGTTCCCGTATATTACGAAACTCTGCTATAGCATTTACAGACACAACAAATTATAGGACTTATGGGGATGGAAATACGGGAGACATAAGACTAACAATATCTCAGTCACATTTAGACTCTCCTTCTACAACTTCTGCTATTACATATAAAGTTCAAGTATCTCCACACAATACTTCTAGTACTACATTTAACCAAGGTAATGTCCAGACGCAAATAACATTAATGGAGATCAAAGGCTAATGGCTATATCAAAAATTAATACATCAAGTCTAACAGACAATTCTGTAACAGCAGGGAAGATTGTTGCTGGTGCGGTTGATGCAGACATTGCAGCAGGTTCAATTGACACGGCACAACTTGCTAATGATGCAGTAACGGCAGACAAACTCGCCAACGCAATCAATACAACTATTGCTGCCAAGGCTACTAACACTGCCGTTGCTCTCAAGGCTCCCATTGCTAGCCCTAGTTTTACTGCAAAAGCTACAATAAGCATTGCATCAGCGAATGGAGATATTCTTGATTTTAGATCAAATGGCTCTGACGTAGGTACGATTGGTACGTTAGGTGGCGCAACTTATTTCGGCAGTGAAGACAGCGGAATAATGTTTAATGGTGTCAATCAAAACCCAACTAGCGGTGGCTCAACGAGAGTTGATAATACCAACGATCTAGGCGCTGCAAGCTATCGGTATAAGAACATTTATCTAGGTGGTGGTGCTTTTATAGGTGGCACTGGTACAGCTAATAAGCTGGATGATTATGAAACTGGTTCGTGGACACCCGTCTATCAAGGTGCTGGCGGTACATCTGGTGGTGCATATGGCACTCGAAGTGGGACATATACAAAAATTGGTCAGCTTGTACACCTACAAGCATATGTACAAGCTACGAACAAAGGAACTTTAGCAGGTTCGTTAAAAATAGGAGGGTTTCCGTTTACTGTTAACCCAACTAACCAATCAGCAGGGGCTATAGGATACCAAATTGGTTATAACTTAGGGTCTAGTCATAATTTAGCATTATGGGCATACTCTGGTGATTTTGCATATTTGTATCAAGCGGGTGGATCAAGTAACTCTGCTGGATTAACAACAGGCGATTGCGATACTGCAATTATTACGGCATTTTCAATCACATATCATACAAACCAATAAGCAATATCTAGCGTGGATGCGCTAGTGGAGAAATAACATGGCACTAACCAAAGTAATTACACAAGACAAGATTGAAATCGTAGGCGAGTTTAAGCACGTTCAAGTTCGCACTTGCACTAAAGTATTAGAGGATGGTGTTGAACTATCTTCTGGCTTCTTCAGACACGTTATAAATGCAGGTGATGACTACTCAGCAGAGAGCGCAGAAGTACAAGCAATCTGTTCAGCAGTTCATACCTCTGCTGTAGTAACAGCTTGGGCAGCAGAACACGCAGAACAAGCAGCAGCAAGTCCAGAATAGGAGAGTGCGTAAATTATTTAATTATGACGTATTAAATAACCGCATACCGCATAAATAAAAACTCTATTTATTGGCAGAACATCTAACTCACATTCATTATAAATAGAACAAGAAGGAGAGTGTGTTAGATGACAATAATTTCAAATATATATATTAACCAAGGTGCTGACTTCAGCAATACGGTCACTGTTTTAGATAGTGCAGGGGCAGCACTTGACCTTACAGGTTATACTGCTTTGGCTCAAATTCGTAAAACTTACGAGTCAACAACTGCTGTTGCATTTGCAACTGCCTTTAATGCATCTCGCACAACAGGTAAAATCACAATCTCACTTACTGATACTCAGACTCAAGCTCTTGAATCTGGAAGGTATGTCTATGATCTTCTCATAACAGCTTCTGGTGGACTCAAGTCAAGGCCTGTCGAGGGTATTGCAGCAGTTAATCCAAGCGTATCTAGGAGTTAGATAGAATATGGCATTACCAACTACAAGGGCTACATTTAAAGAATACTGTCTAAGATCATTAGGTAAACCTGTGATCGAAATAAATGTTGACCCAGATCAAGTAGAAGACAGAATCGACCAAGCATTACAATACTTCTCGCAATATCATTATGATGGTATTGAAAGGGTGTATCTGAAGTATCAGGTTTCTGCCGCAGATATCACTAGGGCAAGGTCAGATAATTCATTATCATCCGTCACAGATGTTGATGGTAGTACTTCAGCAGTCTGGAAAGAACAGAAGAATTACATTCCTGTTCCTTCTTCAATCATGTCTATAGTAAAGGTGTTCCCCTTGAACCAAGGAAGGACTACCATGTTTGATGTTAAGTATCAAATGAGATTGAACGATTTGCATAATTTCAGTTCTACATCAATGATTAACTATGAAATGAGTATGCAACACCTAGATTTTCTAGATCATATACTTACAGGCGACACTGCTATTCGTCACAACCAACATCAAAATAGATTGTACTTGGATATGGATTGGCAGTCAGATGTTGTTGCTGATGACTATATTGTTATTGAGTGTTATCGTAAATTAGACCCAGAAAGCTTTGGTGATGTGTATAATGACATATTCTTAAAGAAGTATGCAGCACAATTAATTAAACTTCAGTGGGGCGCAAACCTTTCTAAGTTTCAAGGTATTCAGATGTTGGGTGGAGTTGCACTAAATGGTGAACAGATATACACTCAAGCACAAGAAGAGATTAATAAACTAGAAGAACAGATACAACTTGCGTATGAGTTGCCACCAATGCATATGATAGGGTAACACAATGCCAACTAATGTTTATTTTGATACAGGAACAAGACCAGAACAACATCTCTATGAAGATTTAATCATAGAGCAGTTGCGTATCTATGGTCAGGATGTTCATTACATTCCTCGAAACTTGGTATCAGAAGATACTTTATTTGGCGAAGACAGTCTTTCTAAATTTGAAGATGCATATCTTATTGAGATGTATGTTGATAATGTAGACGGATATGAAGGTGAAAAAGAACTTATGTCTAAGTTTGGTTTAGACATACAGGACGATGCAACATTCACAGTAGCTAGAAGACGATGGGAACAGTTCGTATCAGTTGATAATAATGTTATTGTTAATCTACGTCCGAATGAAGGAGACTTAATATACTGGCCCAAGGGTAACAAGTTATTTGAGATTACCTTTGTTGACCATGATGATCCATTTTATCAAGTTAACAATCTACCTACATATAAGTTGAAGTGTAAAACATTCGAATATGGTTCTGAACAGATTGACACTGGTATTGCTGCGATAGATTCTATTGAAGCTGATAATAGTTTAGATCAACTTGCACACCAGATGACTCTTGAACAATCAGGAATATTCAATGAGAATGTCAGTCTAGAAGACGGCACTCTATTAATGCAAGAAGATGGTTCCACAGGTGCTGGACTAGGTGATAACATACTTGGCGAAGATGACACACACAGTGGTTCTATACAGATTGAAAATACAGTACAGGGTGCAGCTGCATCATATATAATACAAGAAACTTATAAAGTTGACACTATTGACGAAAACGCTATGAACGATTTCTTCGATACCGCTGAAGACTCAATATTGGACTTCTCCGAATCTAATCCATTCGGAGATGCAGGGAAATAAATTATGATTGGAAATTACTTTTATAACAATTCAACACGAAATGTCGTAGTTGGATTTGGTTCGATTTTTAACGACATCCAACTCGCTAAGAAAGATAATGCCGGCAACATTGCACAAACAATGAAAGTGCCTCTTGCATATGGGCCCAAGGCGAAATGGTTGGCACGATTAAGGGAAGACCCTGCTCTCAATAAAAAGGTTGCAGTAACACTACCTCGTATTGGTTTTGAGATCAGTGGATTAACTTATGATTCCTCAAGGAAACTAAACAAGTCTATTAAAGTTAAGAAGGCTTCTAATGGTACAGATGACAAACAGCTTAAGTCTGGATTCATGCCTGTACCTTACAACGTAGACTTTGAACTTTTCATTATGAGTAAGAACTCAGATGATGCACTACAAATTGTAGAACAGATTTTACCATATTTTCAACCAGAGTATACAGTTACATTAAAGGAATCTGTTGAACTAGACATAATCAGAGATATTCCTGTTGTACTAAACTCTATTGACTATGAAGATGATTACGAGGGTGACTTTGGAACTCGTAGGGCAATTATCTATACACTGAATTTTACTGCAAAGTATTACTTGTATGGGCCTGTCACTTCAGCTGGAATTATTCGTTCTGTTCAAGTCGATCAGTATACGGATGTTCAGATTAATGCACCAAAGAGAGAACAGAGATATTCTGCTACACCAAAACCATCTGACGTTTCTCCTTCTAATTGGGACGCAGATGATGGTGATTTTGGATTTAACGAAACCTCATCTTTCTTCGAAGATGCGAAAACCTATAACCCGACCACTGGTCAGGACGAATAAATAGTCCAAAGAATTTAAGGAACAACCCATGGCAGTAAGAAAAATAATATCAAGAAGTATTGCAGATGATGCTGTATTAGTAGACGATCTTGCTAACTCAATCAATACATCTATTGCAGCTAAGGCAAACTTAGTCACAGCTAGTTCAGCACCCTCAAGTCCTGCTGCTGGAGATCAGTGGTTTGATACTACTTCTGGCGTTACTGCTATGAAGGTTTATACTGGATCTGTTTGGGATTTTATGAGTACAGGGTTTTCTGCAACTGGAGGAACAATCACTACTTCGGGAATTTACACCATTCACACCTTTACTGGCAGTGGCACATTTACACCAAACAAAAGTGGCAGTGTTGATTATCTTGTTATTGGTGGCGGCGCAGGCGGCGGTGGTTCAAGGGGTGCTGGTGGAGGCGCCGGCGGTTTTAGAGAAGGTTCATCTTTTCCTGTCCTTGCAACTGGACTAACTGTGACCATAGGCGCTGGTGGTGCTGGTGGTGCTGCCTCTGGTGCGCGAGGTGTCAATGGCGTTAATAGTGTATTTAGTAGTATTATTGCTACAGGTGGTGGTAATGGTGGTGCTGCTGGTGCTGATACAGGTGGAACAGGTGGTTCTGGTGGCGGTACTGCTAATGGCAACACCACAGGTGTTAGGACAGACAGCCCTGTTCAAGGACAGAATGGCGGTAATTCCTCTTCAACTGGTTTTCGTACAGGTGGTGGAGGTGGTGCTGGTGCTGTAGGTGGCAGTGCTACTGGAAGTGCTGCTGGTGCTGGTGGTGCTGGTTTAGCATCATCAATTACTGGTTCGTCTGTTGTTAGAGCAGGTGGTGGCGGTGGTGGATCTAACAGTAGTTCTCATGCGCCAGGCGCTGGTGGTAATGGTGGTGGTGGAGCAGGTGGTGCGACAGCCGTTGCTGGAACAGCTAATACAGGTGGCGGCGGCGGTGGTGGTCAAAATGTTGGCGGTGCTAAGGCTGGTGCTGCTGGTGGTTCTGGCATAGTAATTATTCGATACTTAACATAGGAAATTGGCATGGCACATTTTGCAAAGATTGATAGTAATAACATAGTCACAGAAATCATTGTTTCAGAGCAAGACTTTATTAACTCGGGCGTAGTCGGTGATTCATTCCTATGGGTTCAAACTTCATACAATGGTTCATTTAGAAAGAACTATGCTTCTGTAGGTGGAACATACGATAAATCAAAAGATGCTTTCATAGCACTAAAACCTTACCCCTCATGGACATTAGTAGAAGACACTTGTCAATGGGCTCCAGCAACGGCTATGCCAATTGATGGTAAGGGATACGAGTGGGATGAATCAACAACATCTTGGGTAGAAGTAGAATGAGATATGTAAATTAAATGTCAACTCAAACTGAAATCTTAGATAATGTACTCGGTGTAACCGATGTTATTGGAACAACTACTAGAGAGGTAACAATACCTCGACCCGTTCTTGTTCCAAAAACAGATGAACAGGACGTTGACAATGATTATAAATATCAGAGAGAAAACTTCTATCAATTGGTAGAAAGAGGACAGGATGCTATTGAAGGTATCCTAGACCTTGCAAAAGAAGGTGAACATCCTCGCGCATACGAAGTTGCTGGTAACTTGATTAAACAAATTGCTGATGTCACTGAGAAACTTGGGGACTTGCAGATAAAAATGAAGAAGACAAAAGAAGTACCTAATCAGGGCCCCAAGAGTGTAACGAATGCATTGTTTGTTGGTTCAACCGCTGAATTACAAAAGATGTTAAAAGGAAAAGATTAATATGCCATTAACGAGAATAACAGTAAAATCGTCAACTATTTTAGACGCCTCTATTGCAACTGCTGATATCGCTAACGATGCAGTGACAGCAGACAAGCTTGCTAACTCAATCAATACAGCAATAGCAGCCAACACAACTACAGCTGGTGCCGCTCTACCGAAAGCTGGCGGTGCTATGACAGGAGCAATAACCACTAACTCAACATTCGATGGAGTGGATATTGCAACAAGAGATGGAACATCAGCACATAAGAACGCAGCACAAACATTTACGGCAGGACAACGTGGTGAAATCACTGCATTGACTGATGCGTCAAGTATTGCTACAAACTTAGCACTATCAAATAACTTCTCAGTAACCTTGGGAGGCAGTAGAACTCTCGCTAACCCCACTAACATTGTGGCTGGACAGAGTGGTTCATTTTTTATTACACAAGACGGCACAGGTTCACGCACATTAGCGTATGGTGGATACTTCAAGTTTGTGGGTGGAACTGCACCTACATTATCAACTGGCGCAGCTTCTGTCGATAGGATAGATTATATTGCCAAGAGTACGACTATAATTCACGCAGTGGCTTCATTGGATGTAAAGTAACATGAGCGTACTTAACGAGAATCAATTACTAGGAGCCAGTGCTGGCGGTGACTATGAGATTGAGCAGAGTCTAAGGTTTAATGGTGTTGATTCCCCCCTTGCTCGCACATTTCCTTCAGCGGGAAATTTAAAAACTTGGACTTGGAGTGCTTGGGTTAAACGAGGAAAGTTAGGTGGACAACAGATGCTATTTGCACCCACTACTAATAGTAATGGCATCTATTTTGAAAGTAGTGGTATTTTGACATTTGAATTTAATAGCCCTAACAATTACAAACAGACAACAGCAGTATTTCGTGACCTATCTGCTTGGTATCATATAGTTGCGGTGTGGAATACTGCCTCTGGAACTGCTGAAGATAGAATTCAAATCTACATTAATGGTGAGAGAGTTACATCATTTTCTGGTTCATCTCTTCCTTCTCAAAATAGAGATAGTATCATCAACTCAGCACAGACCCACAATATAGGCGACAGAGCATCAGACCAAGGTACAGGTTTTGACGGGTACATAGGCGAAGTAAATTTCATTGACGGGCAAGCTTTAACCGCAGATTCATTCGGGACGACAGGAAAATACGGAGAGTGGATTCCCACTAAATTCGCTGGAACGTATGGAACCAATGGCTTCTATTTGCCGTTCAAGCAAGACTATTCGGTAGAAGGTTTTTCTACAGTTGTATATGAGGGTGCTTCTACAGATTTATATGTAGGTGGAACAGGCTTTCAGCCAGATTTTGTGTGGATTAAAAAAAGAAATGCAACTACTGGGCATACTTTAACCGATGCCGTTAGAGGTATATCAAAGTCTTTGTTTTCAGATGGAACAGATGCGGAAGATGGTGGTGGCAACTTAAATTCTTTTGCTCCAGACGGATTTGTTGTTGATGCTGGAAGTTCAAGAGCAGGTAACAATGGCGATTCTTATGTAGCATGGAACTGGGACATGGGCAGCACGACAGCCTCTAATACGTCTGGTAGTATAAACTCTAGCGTAAGAGCTAGTCAAACCTATGGGCAATCTATAGTCAGCTATACGGGAAATGGTACGTCTGGCGCTACAGTAGGTCATGGTTTGGCATCTGCGCCTACAATGGTAATTGCCAAGGTACGAAATAATGGAGACTATAACTGGAACGTGTATCACTCAAGTTTAGGAAATGTACAAAAAGTATTACACCTAGATTTAGATGAGGAAGCGACTGTAGAAGTTAACAAATTTAACGGCACTGCTCCCTCAAGTACTTTACTCACACTCGGAAATCACGGAACAAATGTCAACACCAAAGGACATATAGCGTATTGTTTTCACGATGTCGCAGGCTACAGCAAGTTTTCTACCTATGAAGGAACAGGCGGCACACACGCAATAACGCTTGGTTTTTCTCCAGCTTTTGTGATGATTAAAAATGCTGATGCAGATGCAAACTGGACGATGTGGGATAACACCCGTAATCCTAATAATCCTGTTACGCAAATGTTGAGAGCAAACACAAGCGGTGCAGAGGAAACTAAGACAGATCGAGAGCCGTCATTCACAGCAACAGGATTCACAATCGGTGATAATGATGCCGACACTAATAACTCTGGTAAAACTTACGTTTACATGGCGTTTGCAGACACACGCGAATACGCCTACTGGTTAGATCAATCGGGTAACAACAATGATTGGACTAGCACAGGTAGCCTGACTGAATCAGACATAATGCCTGATACCCCGACTAACAATTTTTGTACTTGGAATCCAATTGACAGTTTTGGTACACCTGTATTATCAGAGGGTAATTTAAAAATTCAGTTAAACACCGCACGATGCAGAGGCACGCAAGCTTCTCAAGCTGATGGTAAAATTTACTTTGAAATATACAACCCCACTTTAGTATCAAATACTAATGTACATCACATGGGTTTAGCATCCATAGGATTAGACATCCACACCGCAAGTAATATGGAAACTGCGGCTGGCGGTGGTGCAGTAGTGTGGACGTATGCTAATGCTAATGGGCGCAGTATTACAGCAAGACAGAATGGTAGCACTATAGCTACTGTGACTCTGCCAAACCAATTTGCGGCTGGCGACATAATTGCTTTTGCTTCTGATTCTTCTACTGGCAAGGTTTGGATGTCGCAAAATAATTCATGGTTAAAGGCTAATGGCTCGTTTGACGGGTCTAACGCGTTATCTTCCTCAAACTATTTATTTCAACTTGCAACGGGGCATGAATTAACTCCAATGACTATGCCTTTAGGTTCAACACCATCTACTATTGGGGTGTTAAACTGCGGCCAAGATTCAAGTTTTGCTGGAGCAAAAGCCCCACAAGGAAACCAAGATAGCAACGGCATTGGGGACTTTTTTTATCAGCCCCCTTCTGGCTTCTTAGCGTTATGTACGGCTAACTTACCATTGGCTGATGTGATTCCTAGTGAAAACTTTAATACTGTTCTTTATACAGGAACAGGTTCGCCTGCTACCCACACTTTAGGATTTAGACCTAATTTAGTTTGGGGTAAGAGGCGAAGCGCAGATCAAAATCATTGGTTAATTAATGATGTTGGAAATATAAATAAAAGATTAGCGTCAGATACTGATGAGTCAGAACAACCAGAAGCAAATGGAACGACTTTTAACGCAACGTCTTTTACCACCGCTAACAACGATTTATTTATTAACAACAACAGCACTTACGTTGTCTGGAGCTGGAAAGGTAATGGTACAGGAACGGCAGTATCCAACACCAACGGAGCTATCACTTCCAGTGTGTCTGCAAACCCTAGTGCTGGCTTTAGTATTGTTACCTATTCTGGTGCATCAAATGCTACCTCAGACTCATCTAATAATAGTGGTGCTTATTGGACTATCGGGCATGGTCTGTCAAAAGCACCAGAAGTAGTGTTAGTTAAAACAAGAAGTTCACAGGCTGCTTGGTATATGGGGCATCAAGATCTTAGTGCAACACCTTGGGCTAGTGGCTCTCATGTTAAGATAAACACTTCTGAAGCAAGTGCAAATGAGTCTAATATTCTTTGGGGTAATGCAGCGCCCACTTCTACAGTGTTTAAAGTCGGTGGTTGGAATGTCGTGAATAGAGCGAACAGTACATACCTAGCATATTGTTTTCATTCAGTTGACGGCTACTCCAAGGTCGGTAAATATGTTGGTAACGCGGGCGCATTTAAATTTGTATACTGTGGATTTGCTCCTGCCGTTATAATTACCAAAAGCATAGGCGGTACTGGATGGCGAATTATTGACAATAAAAGAACTACATTTAACCCATCAAAAGCTTCTTTATATCCAGATAGTAATAGCCAAGAATATAACGGCTCTGGGCATGAAACTGATTTCCTATCAAATGGGTTTAGGATGATGAACTCAAATAGTCGATTAAACACAAACAATCAGACTTACATCTTTATAGCATTTGCAGAAAATCCATTTAAACACACAAACGCTCGCTAACAGGGCAATCACAATTTAGGAGAAACACTATGTGGTTCGTTGGAAATACAGAAATAGGTTTTATAGTAAACAGGGCCAGAGGGTTAACTATTGCAGGGATTCAATATCCTCGCAACATTTTTACGATATGGTCAAAAGAAGAACTTGCTGCAATTGGCGTAAAACCATACAGTGAGGTTCGTCTAGATTCACGCTACTACTCTGATGGTGCATTGACTCGCGCCGAAGTTGATGGAACTATAGTTGGTACTTACGCTGGAGTAGCAAAGGATGTTGCTCAGTTAAAATCAGAAATGATGGATTCAGTTAAATCTCAAGTCTCTTCACTACAGGGTGATGTTGATTGGTATTGGAGTAGAGCTTCAAAGGGTGGAACTGCTGTTCCAGATAGAATTCGTTATCACGCTGCAGCAATCTACACAGAGATGGAATCAAAAGAATCTGCTATTAGTGCATTGACAACTTTAGATGGAATCATTGCATATCAGAATCATCCAATGATTGAAACTAGTAAAGTGAAACACACATCAGCTGAAGGTGTTGTGACTTATGGCCCGCAAACAACTACATCTAATGTGGAAATTAACAAAGTTACTCATGGATGGTCATCTTTAAACCCAGTAGACCCATCTTTTGTTAGTTTGGTAGATGCATAAATAGTTTAAAGATTGAATAGATAAAACTGTTCTTTCTAAGGTACATACCTATTATAACAAGGATGTTTTGTTCTGTCAAGACATTTTAGGAACTTATTACATTATGACTGACTTCGAACACTACCTCGGAAACCCCTTACTCAAGAAATCAAATGTTCCTGTTAATTGGGAGAAGGGGCAGATTCTTGAGTATCAGAAGTGTATGGAAGACCCCATATACTTTATCAAGAATTACATTAAGATTGTATCACTTGATTTAGGCCTTGTTCCTTTTGAACTGTACGACTTCCAAGAAGACATTGTAAACACAATACACGAAAACCGATTTACTATCTGTAAGTTGCCAAGACAGTCTGGTAAATCTACCACACTTGTCTCTTATGTACTCCACTACATTCTATTTAATTCAAACATGAATGTTGCAATCCTTGCTAACAAAGCTGCAACCGCGAGAGATATTCTTGGTAGACTTCAACTTGCATACGAGAACCTACCTAAGTGGTTACAACAAGGAGTTGTCTCTTGGAACAAGGGTTCTGTGGACTTAGAGAACGGCTCTAGAGTTGTTGCTTCGTCTACATCATCCAGTGCAGTTCGTGGTGGTTCATACAACATGCTATTCTTAGATGAGTTTGCATTCGTTCCACAGAACGTAGCAGAAGACTTCTTTAGTTCTGTATACCCTACAATATCATCTGGTACTTCTACTAAAGTTGTTATCGTATCAACTCCCAATGGCATGAACATGTTCTATAAGTTGTGGACTGACGCAGAGAACAAAAGAAACTCCTATAATATCATAGATGTTCACTGGAGTCAAATACCCAACAGGGACGCAAAGTGGCGTGACGAAACAATTGCAAACACATCCCTAGAACAATTTCAACGAGAGTTTGAGTGTGAGTTCTTAGGTTCTGCAAACACTCTTATCCACCCTGCCAAGATTAAGACAATGGCATTCCACAATCCTATTACATCAAATGCTGGGTTGGATATGCATGAACGTCCAGTACCCAATGGAACCTACGTTCTTATTGCTGACGTGGCTCGAGGAACAAAGAATGATTACTCTGCATTTATTGTCTTTGATGTTTCAACAGTCCCCTATAAGATTGTTGCTAAGTATCGTAACAATGAGATTAAACCATTACTATATCCAAACATTATTAGTGATGTTGCACTCGCATATAACAATGCATACGTCTTAGTTGAAGTAAATGACATTGGCGAACAAGTTGCGACTGCTCTACAGTTTGACTTGGAGTACGAGAACCTTATCATGGCAAGTATGCGTGGTCGTGCAGGTCAGGTGCTTGGTGGAGGGTTTTCGGGGGGCAAAGCGCAGTTGGGTGTACGAACAACCAAAGCAGTTAAAAAGATGGGTTGTTCCAATATTAAACAAGTTATTGAATCAGACAAGTTAATTATCAATGACTATGAACTAATTAAAGAGTTATCTACCTTTATCCTTAAAGGCTCTTCTTATGAAGCAGAAGAGGGACATTCAGATGACTTGGCAATGTGTTGTGTATTGTTCGGGTGGATGATACAACAAACATATTTCAAAGAGTTAACAGACGATGACATTCGTGCTAGAATGTATTCAGACCAACAGAATCAACTAGAGCAAGATATGGCCCCATTTGGATTCTTGGACGATGGTGTACAGTCTCCTTATGAGGATAACATTGTTGATGAATACGGACAAAGATGGAGTCCAGTAGTACGAAGTTATGAATCTGATTGGTAGAGTTTTATAGAACCCTACATACTACATAATATCAATAATATCGTTTACTAGTTTTAAATGACAGTTTGAACACACGACTTTACAAACACTGATTAGTTGATTAACTTCAGTTCTTGATTCTTCGTTCAACCCTTTTCTTTTAGTTAGTTTTCGAATATCCTTTTCGTGAGGATAGAACTGGAGACAGGCGGTTTCAGATTCACCACAGTAATGACAGGACTTTTCGCCAAGATATTCATTAACCCATATCTTGCGAGCCCTGTAATTTCTCTGTGATACCCTCTTAATGGTATCTTTATATTTCTGATAGTGTTCCGACATAGTATTATTTATGTGCCGTAAAACCTATAAAAAATAAAAGTGTAGACTTAGTTTTTTATAAATATCAATGTAAGTTTGAAAATAACTAAATTATTGAACAATCCACAAAGGAGAATAACCAATGGCATTTCAAGTATCACCAGGCGTCCTCACAAAAGAGGTTGATCTAACTAATGTGGTTCCTGCTCTTGCTACTTCAATTGGCGGTTTGGCAGGGGTCTTCTCAAGAGGCCCAATGGACCAAATCATACCAATTGGTAATGAGAAGGAATTAGTACAGACCTTCGGCAAACCCGATTCAAGTAACTTTGAAACTTGGTTTACTGCCGCTAACTTTTTAGAATATGGCAATGCACTTCGTGTAGTTCGTGCGAACAACGGAGCTCGTAACGCTGTAGCAAACGGCGGGGCAACAATCGGAACCTTTACTGGTAACGCATCTACAACAGTATTCACAATGTCTACCGCTGTATCAGATGCATCCCTATTAGAAGTGACTATTGCAGGCACCAAAACAACAGCATTCACAGTTAATGGAACAACTAGTATTACATTTACTGATGCTCCAGCATCTGGTTCTAATAATACTATTGTTAAATTAGGAATCAGAATAACTAACGACCAGTTTTATGAAGACAACTTCGCAGATGGTTCTGGTAGTGTAGGTTCTTTTTCATCTAAGTACCCAGGCTTATGGGGTAACTCAATCGGTGTCGCCACTTGTGGTTCTGCTGAAGCATATGAATTCACCTTGCCAGCTGACAACAAAGTAAACATGGCAGGTAATGCGGCTGTTGGTGTAACTGCTATCACAGTAGATGATGGTGCAGAGTTTTCTGTTGGAGATATCGTATTCTTCCAAGAAGCTTCTGGACAACAGTACTCAGTAGTATCTATCTCAACACACGTTCTTACTATCCGTCAATTGGATAATCCGAATGGTGGTGGACTAACAAGTATCGTTCTTAACGACACTGTAATTCGCAGACGTTGGAGATTTTACGACTTATTTGATTCAGCGCCAGGCACATCTGCTTGGGCCAAGGGTCAAGGTTTACCAATTGCTGAAGACGAATTGCATATTGTAGTATATGACCAAGATGGTGGCCTTACTGGTTACGATGTTGATGTTGCTGGTAATCGTGGTAGTGGTGTTATCGAAACTCACGCTCACCTTTCCAAGCATCCAAATGCAAAAACACCTCAAGGTGGAACTGCATACTATCCAACTGTTTTAAATAGATCATCTACTCATGTTTGGTGGATGGATCATCCTGCCTCTGGTGCTGCTGATTGGGGTACTAACCTTACATCTGCTGGTACTGATAAGGTATTTGATGCTGCACATCTTCCTTTAGTTGACCTTTTAACTATCGGACAAGATGACACAACTGCTACTGTAGCTGAATTAACTGCTGCATATAATTATTTCTCTGACGCTGATACAGTTGATGTTAACTTAATTATGGCTGGTACTTCACCTGCTTCAACAGATGGTACTGCACACGCAGCAGCAATGATTGCCCTTGCAGAAGCAAGAAGAGATATGGTTGTGTTTATATCTCCTCGTAGAGCAGATGTAGTGGGTGTCACTTCTAGTGCTACTCAAACCACTAACGTAAAGACGTTCTTTGATGGACTTGCAAGTTCTTCGTATGCAGTATTCGATTCTGGATACAAGTATATGTACGACAAGTATTCAGACGTATTCCGTTATGTTCCTTTGAATGGTGATATTGCTGGTTTATGTGCTAACACTGACAATGTTTCAGACCCTTGGTTCTCGCCAGGCGGTTACAACAGAGGACAGATTCGTGGTTCAGTTAAACTTGCGTTTAACCCAACTAAGACACAACGAGACATCCTATATCCTGCTCGTGTAAACCCAGTTGTTACATTCCCAGGCCAAGGTACAGTTCTATTCGGTGACAAGACTGCTTTAACTCGTCCAAGTTCATTCGATAGAATTAACGTCCGTAGATTGTTCCTTACATTGGAAAAAGCAATCGCTACTGCTGCAAGGTTTCAGTTGTTTGAATACAACGATACTTTCACTCAGGCTCAGTTCAAAAATATGGTTGAACCATTCTTGAGAGATGTGCAAGGAAGACGAGGCATTACAGACTTTAAAGTAGTTTGTGATGGAACCAATAACACAGGTGAAATTATTGATAGAAATGAGTTTGTTGCAGATATCTACATCAAACCTGCTCGTTCAATTAACTTCATTACACTAAGTTTTGTCGCTGTTAGAACAGGCGTAGCATTTAGTGAGGTAGGAGGCTAATATGAGTACTGCAAATATTAATGCGTTTAAAGCCAATATCGCTGGTGGTGGTGCAAGAGCAAACCAATTCAAAGTAGTACTTGCCGCACCGGCAGGTATTGTTACTGGATTGGATGCTGCAAATGCCAGTTTTATGATTAAGGCAACAAGCTTGCCAGGCCAAACAATTACAGAAGTTCCTGTTCCTTTTAGGGGCAGAACACTGTATCTTGCTGGCGACCGTGAGTTTGAAACTTGGACAACCACATGTATCAACGAGACTACTTTTGCTCTCAGAGATGCAATGGAAAAGTGGATGTCTGGTATCAACGATTTAGAAACGAGTCAAGGTGTTACTAATCCAGCTGACTATTATGCACAAATGGAAGTGCATCAGCTAGATAGAAACAACAATGTTCTGAAGGCATATGTGCTCAAGAACTGTTGGCCTACTATTGTTGCTCCAATTGATTTGAACTTCGATACTGTAAGTGAAGTTGAAACTTTTGATGTAACTTGGAGATATACTGACTTTACTAGTGTCGGTGTATAATCCTGCTTTTTATACTTACTAAATAGTAAGGTAAAATTAGGAGAGTTATAGTATGGCGGAACTATTCGGTTTCAAAATAACAAAATCAGGTAAGGAAGGGGGGAATGATGGATTCACTCCCCCTGCTTCTGATGATGGAACCCTTGATGTAGTATCAGGCGGTGGACATTATGCATCTGTTCTAGATATGGACGGACAAGAAAAAACTGAGATTGCGTTAATAAAAAGGTATCGTGACATTGCACAACAACCAGAGTGTGATAGTGCGATAGAAGATATTACAAATGAAGCAATCGTTTCTGATGAAAGGGATATGTCAGTATCTATTTTGTTGGATCGTTTGCCTGTCTCCCCAAAAATTAAAACTAAAATTCGTGAGGAATTCCATGAGGTTCTTCACTTATTAGATTTTAATGCTAAAGGACACGACATTTTCAGACGATGGTATGTTGATGGTAGACTTTACTATCATAAAATTATCGACCCTAAAAACCCTCGCAAGGGTATTAAGGAAGTTCGATATGTTGACCCTCGTAAGATTAAAAAAGTACGAGAAACTAATAAAGAAAGAGACCAAGCAACTGGTATGGATGTGGTAACTAAAGTTACTCCATATTATCTATACAATCCAGCTGGTTGGAGTGAAGCTGGTGGAGCAACACAAGGTGTAAAGATTACTGATGATTCTATTACCTATGCACCATCTGGACTTGTTGATATGTCTAAAGGTGCTGTTCTTTCACATTTAAACAAGGCAATCAAACCTGTCAATCAGTTGCGTATGATTGAGGACTCGTTAGTTATCTATCGTATCTCTCGCGCACCAGAAAGACGTATATTTTATATTGATGTGGGTAATCTACCAAAGATGAAAGCAGAATCATATCTAAAAGATGTGATGAATCGTTATCGAAACAAGATGGTTTACGATGCGAAAACTGGTGAAATTAGAGATGATAGAAACCACATGTCAATGCTGGAAGACTTCTGGCTACCTCGTAGAGAAGGTGGTAGGGGTACTGAGATTACAACTTTGCCAGGCGGTTCAAACCTTGGTGAGATTGATGATATCACATACTTCCAAAAGAAACTGTATCGTTCACTAAATGTTCCAGTGTCTAGACTTGCAGAAGAGTCTGGATTCCAGATTGGACGTTCTGATAACATTACAAGGGATGAACTTAAATTTACCAAGTTTGTCGGAAGACTTCGCAAGAAGTTCTCAGTTGTTTTTTCAGATATGCTTAGGACACAACTACTACTCAAAGGTGTTATTGCACTTGATGAGTGGGATAAGTTAAAAGAACATATCCAGTTTGACTTTTTGCAAGATGGACACTTTACAGAACTCAAGAATGCTGAGATTCTTAGAGAAAGGCTAGATATGCTTGGTCAAATCGAATCGTATGTTGGTACATACTTCTCACAGGAATATGTTAAGAAGAAAATTCTTCGAATGACTGATGAAGAAATTAGTGAAATTGATTCTCAGAATAAGTCTGAGATGGATTCAGATGATACTGAATTAGAAGATGATGAATAATAGAGGATATAAATAGATGGATAATGTACAAGATTTCGTGAATTCTATTGCAACAGGTGACAACCTTGCAGCAGAAACACATTTTAACACAGCACTTGCTTCTAAAGTTGGTGATGCATTAGAAAAAAGAAGAGTAGATGTTGCACAAACTTTTGTGACACATCACATTCCAGAGGTAGAAGATAGTGAGTAAAACTCTCTCCCAGTTCATACAGAACTTACCAGAGAATGACGAGCACAAAGCATCTAAGGAGTATAAGAAATTATCTCCGCAGATGAAGAAGGCTGTTGACGCTATTTTCAAGGAAATGGATTCTAAACCTACAGATTTCCTAAATACCTTTGAGAAAACAATAAATAGTGTTTCTAAGAATTTCAAAGTACCTACCAAGGCACTTATGGACTATTTCGAAAAAGAAATGCTTACAATTTAGGAAATACTGATATGATTTTAAAAGGAGCCGCCGCTGCCATAACAGGCGCGTCTACAATAGGTAGAGCAACAAGAGTTAGAGTCAATGCGACTAACGCTGGAACAGTTACTGTTGCCGCGCCACTTGGTACATTTAACGCAGCTTCTGCTGTTGCTGGTGCTGCAATTACAATTTCAAGTCATGGTTTTATTACAGGAGATGAAGTTCAGTATTCTGCTGGTAGTGGAACTGTTATTGCTGAGTTAGCAGGTGTTGGATTGTTTTTTGTGAGGAAGGTAGATGCAAATACAGTTAGTCTTGCAACTACATTTGAAAATGCACAAAATAACGTAGTATTAAGTTTGACTGATGGTAGTTCACAGAACCATACGATTACTTGTACAAAGACATATGCTGGAACAGTGGTATTGGTCGCAAACCAAGTAATTTTTATAGACAAAAGATCAAGCGATACTATTGCATGTTCTGCTGCAATGAGTTGTACAGCCGTTGGTAGTCAGCCTTAAAGGGGAATTGAAATGAAACTCATTGCAGAAACTATACAAGACGTAGAATACATCACCGAAGAAAAGGAAGGTGGTGGTAAAGATATGAAGATTCGTGGAATCTTTATGCAGGCAGACATGAAAAACCGAAATGGTCGTGTCTACCCAATGGATGTGCTATCTAAAGAAGTAGCACGTTATAACAAAGAATTTGTTGCTGAAGGTCGTGCGTTTGGAGAACTGGGTCATCCAGAAGGCCCTACTGTCAATCTTGACAGAGTATCGCACATGATCACAAAACTGGAAGCGGATGGAAAGAACTTTGTCGGTGAAGCAAAATTGCTCTCAACTCCGATGGGGGAAATTGCGAAAGCACTAATCAAAGATGGTGGTAAACTTGGTGTCTCTTCAAGAGGTATGGGGTCTATCGAATCTAAGGGCGGTGCATCTTATGTGAAAAATGATTTTTATCTTGCCACTGCGGCAGATATTGTTGCAGACCCTTCTGCCCCACAAGCCTTCGTTGAAGGTATTATGGAAGGTAAGGAGTGGATTTGGAACAACGGCATTCTACGAGAAGTAGATGTTAATGAAATCAAACAGGACATAAATGAAGGTGTACGAAAGGGACTGTCAAATGTTTCCGCACTCGCCTTCGCTAAATTTATGTCGAAACTTTAATTATTATAAATATGATTATGATAAGACAAAACAACTCAAGGAGATCCGAATGTCAGAACTAGACAAGACAATCGCAGAACTGGAAGCACAGGTAAGTTTGGAGCTTGAAGAAGCAAAAAAAGTTACCGATGGTGCTGGTAAAGGGGATTCGATGGAAAAGCCAGAGGGTGAAGTAGAAGATTTGGGTAAAGCTGTAGTTGAACCAGATTCAACAGACAGTATAGGTAAGAAGGCATCTGCAAAGTCTAAAAAGGCAGCGGCCCCTAAGCAAACCAAAGAAGACTCTGAACTCAATCACGAAGGTGATGAACTGGATGAAGGCAAGAATATGACTAAAGCAGAAATGTTGAAAGCAATGTATTCCAAGATGGAAGGCATGAAAGCAGCTGAACTGAAAGCGTCATACGAAGCAATGAACAACGATGAAGATGAAGACGAAGATGACACAGAAGAGGTAGATGAAGCTACTTTGGAAGATCGTTTATCAACTGTAGATGTTTCTGAAGATGTAACTGCACTTGTACAAGGTGAAGACCTTTCTGAAGAATTTAAAGAAAAAGCATCAACAATCTTTGAAGCTGCTGTAAAATCAAAACTTCGTTCCGAAATAGTTAGAATTGAACAAGCTAAGACGCAAGAGATTGCTGAAGAAGTTGAATCTATTCAAACTGAATTGACTGAAAAAGTCGATGCATACATGAACTACGTTGTAGAAGAGTGGATGAAAGAGAATGAAATTGCTATTGAACGTGGACTGAAGGGTGAAATCGCAGAAGACTTTATTTCTGGTTTGAAATCACTATTTGAAGAACACTATATAGATGTACCAGACGAGAAGTATGACATTTTAGGTCAACAGTCTACACAGATTGGTGAGCTAGAAGATAAATTGAATGAACAAATCGCTAAGTCCGCTTCATTGAAAAGTGAAAAAGACGTATTGGTTCGTGAATCTGTCTTTTCGCAAATTTCATCTGACCTCGCTGACACTGAAGCTGAAAAGTTTAAGTCCCTCGCAGAAGATGTAGATTTTACAACGGAAGAAAGTTTCGCTGCAAAATTAGAAACGCTAAAGGAAAGTTATTTTCCTAAGGCAACAACTGTCGCTGAATCAGTAGATGATGTTGAAGAGCATCTAGAATCTTTTGATACCACTGGTGCTATGAGTGCTTATATGAGTGCGATTACCAAAAATGTAAAGCGAGTTAACGACTAAACGATGAAAGATTCGTTTTTTATAAATAATATTACAATCTCAAACAAGGAGAACTAAAAATGTTCCAGACAGAACATCTACAGGAAAAGTGGCAGCCAGTCCTAGAACACACAGATTTACCAAAAATCGGTGATGCTTACAAAAGGGCAGTAACCACTGTTATCTTAGAAAACCAAGAAAAATCAATGCGTGAAGACGGAGCCTTCTTATCAGAAGCTGCGCCTGCAAACAACTCATCAGGTTCAGCTAACTGGGATCCAATTATGATCTCACTAGTTCGCCGCGCCATGCCAAACCTTATCGCTTATGATATTGCTGGTGTGCAACCAATGACAGGACCAACTGGTCTTATCTTTGCAATGCGTTCACGCTTCAAGAGCAAAACTGGCGCAGAGTCAATGTACGCTGAACCAGAATCTGCTTTCTCTGCAAACGATGCTGATAGCAACATTCCAGGCAGTGCAGGTACTTCATCTAACAGTGAAACTAACCCTGCTGTATTAAACGATGGTTCGCCAGGCGCTTATACTGCTGATGCTGGTGCTAGTCTTGCTTTCGGTGAAGCATTAGGTGATGCAGCTAACAATGCATTCGCTGAGATGTCTTTCTCAATCGAAAAGCAGACTGTAACTGCTACAACCCGAGCTCTTAAAGCTGAATACACAATGGAACTTGCACAAGACCTTAAAGCGATTCATGGTTTGGACGCTGAGACAGAACTTGCAAACATCCTTTCTACTGAACTTCTCGCAGAAATCAACCGCGAAGTTGTTCGTACAGTGTATGTAGTTGCAAAGCCTGGCGCACAAGTTGATACCGCAGCTGGTGGTATCTTCGATATGGACGTTGATTCTAACGGCCGTTGGAGTGTTGAGAAGTTTAAGGGACTAATGTTCCAAGTAGAACGTGAAGCTAACGTAATCGCACAACAGACTCGTAGAGGAAAGGGTAACATGATTATCTGTTCTTCTGATGTTGCATCTGCCTTGCAGATGGCTGGACAGTTGGACTATGCTCCTGCCCTAAGCAACAACTTGAATGTTGATGATTCTGGTAACACATTTGCTGGTGTTCTAAACGGACGCTTCAAAGTGTATATCGACCCCTACGCTGCTAACGGAGCTGCAAAACAGTTCTTCGTAGTTGGCTACAAAGGTACTTCACCTTACGATGCTGGTATGTTCTACTGCCCATACGTTCCTCTTCAGATGGTTCGTGCGGTTGGTGAGTCTAACTTCCAACCTAAGATTGGTTTCAAGACCCGTTATGGTATGACAGCAAATCCATTTGCTGGCGGTGCAACTGTTCGTAGTGGTGCAATGACTGCTAACGACAACGTATACTACAGACGAGTACAAGTAACCAACATCATGTAAACTTCGGTTTATTGATATAAAGGGAGAACTTTCGAGTTCTCCTTTTTTTTGTCTTATAAATAGTTGTATGAAAAATAAGGAAAATACCAATGGCAACTGTTAATAAAAATCCATTAAATAGACAACCCACTAACTATGATATGGCTCGTCCAACTCAGTTTAAGTTCTCTATTTTAAAGATACCTAATACAGAGTACTTCATCACTGAAGCAAACTTGCCAGGCATTGCATTTTCTGGTGACGCAGTATTAAACACTAGATTCACCTCTCTTCCTATGATGGGCGACACTATTAATTATGAACCCATTGAGTTGTCATTTAATGTACAAGAGGACTTATCCAATTGGCGTGAAATACATGATTGGATGGTAGGTATTGGTTTTCCAGAAAGTACTGAACAGTTTGATAATGCTATTACAGACGCATCATCTATAAGAACTTCTGTACCATCTGTCAATGCAAGCTTGGCGTCACTAGCAAGTGATGCAACCTTAACCATTATGTCTAACAAGAATAATCCTGTCATAAAAATTACCTTTAAGAATGCATATCCAACATCTCTTGCTGGTATGAATTTTGACACCAAGGACGTAGAAGCACAAAATTTAACTTCTACAATAACTATGAATTATGATACTTATTCAGTTGAGGTTCTTTAAATCCAAAGTATTAAATCATTATAAATAAGATAGTGAACAGGGGATTTTGACTTAGACACCCGTAGTTGCTTCTCTGAGAAGAGAATATTTAGAACAGTAAGTTCGATTGACCCTGTTCACACTCTATAACATGGAAATATTATGACACTAGATGATTTGCAGGCATCAGCCGCACACGACTTGAAGATGGACAACTTAGAACTCGGTGATGAGTCTATGAAGTCTGCATCACTTCACCAAAAATACCTAACCATATACAACAACTTCAGACAACTAGTTCTCTTAAAACAGGGCGAGTATCATGTGCTCTATAGAAATAAATGGGAGTACTATGGAGGTAAGTCTGACGCTTCAGTTTATCGTGACAACCCATTCGATCATAAAATACTTAAAGCAGACTTGCACATATATCTGGATTCTGATATTGACTTGATCAAAGCAAAACAAAAAGTAGAATACTTCAAGGTATGTCAAGATACTTGTGAACGTATTCTGAAACAAGTCGGCACTCGTAATTGGGAAATCAAAAACGCAATAGAGTGGCGTAAATTTGTAGATGGTGTTGTATAAGTGACAAAAGTTACAAAGAAGAATGAGGTGTACTTAGAAGTATCAGCTGAACCCTCTACTGCTCGTTCGTTATCAGACCATTTCACATTCGAAGTGCCTGGCGCTAAGTTTATGCCGGCATATCGCAATCGGATATGGGATGGAAAAATAAGACTATATTCTCCACAAACGGGAGAACTTTACCTTGGACTTCTAGGATACCTAGAGAAATGGTTAGAGGATTGGGAAGAACCATATGAAATTAGCAAGGAGTTAAAAGATGAAAAACAACTGGATAGAGAAATACTCAATGGGTTCATCACTGGACTTAAGCTTAAAGCTAGAGGAAACCCTATTGTGCCACGCGACTACCAAGTGGATGCCGTGGATTTTGCCATTAGAAAACATCGTGCTTTGTTGCTTAGTCCTACTGCTTCGGGTAAGTCACTCATAATCTATATTCTTGTCAGGTACTATAAGTTACTGATGAGAGAACAGCCACAGGACAGGACACTAATACTTGTTCCTACAACATCATTAGTCGAACAGATGTACTCAGACTTTGTTGATTATGGCTGGAGTGAAGGTAACATGCAGAAGGTGTATAGTGGACATGACAGAGAGGTTACACATCCTGTAGTTATATCCACATGGCAATCACTGTATAAAATGCCCAAGTCATACTTTGACTGTTTTGGATTGGTTATCGGTGATGAAGCTCATCTATTTAAAGCAAAGTCTTTGACTTCTATCTTGACTAACCTAGATCAGTGTAAGTATCGTTTTGGTTTGACAGGTACACTTGATGGTATGCAAACACATCGTTTAGTTTTAGAAGGACTGTTTGGTTCTCTGAAGAAAGTTATAACCACAAAGAAGTTGATTGATTCAAAGACACTTGCTTCATTTAAGATTAAAGCTTTGGTTATGACTTACTCTGATGAAGAGTGTAAGATTGTTAAGGGTATGAACTATCAAGATGAGATGGATTACATAGTAACACACGCAAAGAGAAATAAGTTCATAAAAGACTTGACACTTACTCTAAAAGGTAATACACTAGTATTGTTCCAATTCGTAGAGAAACATGGAAACATCTTACATGAGATGATTCGATCGGCTACCACTAGAAGGGTATTCTACGTTTATGGTGGGACAGACACTAAGACTAGGGAAGACATTCGTGCGATTACAGAGAACGAGAAGGATGCTATCATTGTTGCATCTTATGGTACTTTCTCTACTGGTATTAACATTCGTAATCTACACAATATTATCTTCTCTAGTCCTAGTAAATCTAGAGTTCGTACTCTACAAAGTATCGGTAGGGGATTGCGTAAGAGTGAGACTAAGGATAGTGCTACTCTTTTTGATATTGCAGATGACTTCTCACACAAGTCTAAACGCAACTTCACAATAAATCATTTTCAAGAACGTATAAATATATATGCAGAGGAAGAGTTTGACTACGAAATTACAAGGATAAAAGTAAAATGATTGCAGAGAATATAATTTTAAAGTTAAATAGTGGCGAAGAGATAGTGTGTAAGGTTACTAGTGCAGAAGAGTCTGTGATATACGAAATAGAGAATCCATTACTAGTTATTTCAGAGCCTGTGTACACACGACATGGTGTTGAAGAATCTATATCATTCAAGAGATGGATACACTTCTCTGAGGAATCAGTATTCCGTATTAATAAGAATAGTGTTATGTTAATGTGTGGTGCGTCTGAAGGACTATCTAAGTTCTACGAGTATTGTGTTACAAAGATGCAGAATGAGTTTGATGAGGATTCTATCTGGATGGAAGCAACTAATGATGATCTAGATGAGATTGCAATGGAAGAAGCATTGGAACAGTTTGATACTCCAATGTCTAAAACAGTACATTAGATTTAAACTACTTTCTCTCTAACACAGCTATTATAACAAGGATTCTAAACTCTGTCAATAGGTTTTGCAAAATAAAGTTAAATAAATTAATCTATTGACAAACCTGTGTAATTAAAGTATAATATATGAATAGTTGCAAAATACAAGCAACGGAATGTGGAGTTATAATGACTAAAAAGAAAAAGGGTGTTCACTACGTCAACAATGCAGACTTTCTTGCCGCAATGGCAGAGTGGAAAGACAAATGCAAAGACGCTGAAGAACTAGGCGACCCACAACCGCCAGTTACCAACTACATAGGTGAGTGTTTTTTAAAGATTGCAAATCATCTATCGTATCGGCCAAACTTCATCAACTATACCTATAGAGATGAAATGATTTCAGATGGAATAGAGAACTGTTTACAATACTGTAGTAACTTCAATCCAGAGAAATCCAAAAACCCTTTTGCATATTTTACTCAAATTATTTACTATGCATTTCTTAGAAGGATTGCAAAAGAGAAAAAGCAACAACATGTAAAACACCAAATCATTTCTAATATGAATATTGATGTGATGATGGATGGTGATTCAGCAGCTGCTGGATATGTAGAGTATCTACAGAAGAACTTCTTACCCGATGAAGCGGTATATAAACCAAAGAAGAAAGTGAAGAAAGAACCGAAAGGTCTTGAGAATTTTTATGATGATAAGGATGTACAAATAAATGAAGATAGCACTAATAACTGATACCCATTTTGGAGCTAGAAATGACAATCTCTTTTTTAATGACTACTTCTACAAATTTTGGGAAGAAACGTATTTCCCATACCTAGAAAAGTCTGGCATAGACACAGTTATTCATGGTGGTGATGTTATGGACAGACGTAAGTTTGTCTCCTATAAGATTGCCAAAGACTTTCGTGAAAGGTTCCTACAAAAACATGAGGACTTAGGTATTACCCTCCACATGTTGGTTGGTAATCACGATACCTTCTATAAGAACACCAATGAAGTTAACTCCCTAGAAGAGTTGATTAATGGTAAATTCACCAACATCCACACATATCCATCAGCTGCTACAGTAGAGTTTGATGGAACTCCCATATGTTTTATTCCTTGGATTTGTCCAGAGAATTATGCAGAAACAATGGAACATATCAAAAATACCCCAGCACAAGTTGCACTTGGACATTTAGAGATTAATGGTTTCGAGATGCATTCTGGTATCAAAGCAGAAGGTGGGTATGATAAAGGATTCCTAAAGAAATTCGATACAGTATTCAGTGGACACTTCCACAAGAAGTCTGATGATGGACAAGTATTTTACTTAGGTAATACTTACCAAATGACTTGGGCCGACTATGGTTGCCCTAAAGGATTCCATGTATTTGATACTACCACTAGGGATTTAGAACGTATAATCAACCCTTACACAATCTTCGAAAAAGTATACTACGATGATACAATAACAGATTTTTCTGACTTCAATGTCTTGACATTACGGGATAAGTATGTTAGAATAGTAGTTGTTAATAAAAAAGACATCTATCAGTTCGATAGATTTGTCGATAGAGTGTTGTCGGATGCAGGCGCCCATGAGGTGAAGATTGTTGAAGACTTCTCTGAATTGGATGCATCTAATGTAGATGATGCTATTGTTGAAAATGCAGAAGACACTATGACAGTGTTGGAGCGATATATTGATGAGTTGGATGTGGACTTGAATAAAGTCAGATTGACTTCAATGATGAAATCGTTATACTTAGAAGCGAGTGACTTAGAACTTTGATTACTTTTAAATATGTACGCTGGAAGAATTTACTTTCGACTGGCAATAATATGACTGAAATACAGCTGGACAGAACTTCGTCCACTTTGATTATTGGAGAGAATGGTGCTGGAAAGTCTACCATTCTTGATGCTCTGTGTTTTGGACTCTTTAATAAACCCTTCAGAAATATATCCAAGAAACAACTTGTCAACACTGTGAATAATGGTGCTGCTGTTGTTGAGGTTGAATTCAATGTAGGTGGTAAAGAGGTTAAGGTTATTCGGGGTATTAAACCGAATATATTTGAGGTTTGGGTTAATGGTAAAATGATTAACCAAGACGCAAACGCCAGAGACTATCAGAAGTATCTAGAACAACAGATTATGGGATTGAACTATCGTTCTTTCACACAGGTTGTTATACTAGGTTCCTCTACCTTTGTACCATTCATGCAACTTACAACAAAGGCCCGCCGTGAGGTTGTAGAGGATATCCTAGACATTAAGATTTTCTCATTGATGAACTTCCTATTGAAGAGTCAAACAAAAGAACTTAACGAGGATATTCGGAACACTGAACAGACATATGAACTTACAAGAGAGAAGGCATCACTGCAAGAAAGATTCATTAAGGATGTTATAGAGAACAAATCTTCAATCATTGAAGAGAGTAAATCTAAGGTTTCCTCAAATGATTCTTCCATCCAAACCAAACAAGGACAAATTGTATCTTTGGATAATGCGAAAGAGGCGTTATCGTTTGATAGTGAACAGAAGATTAGGTTAGAAGAAAAGATTAGAAAACTCAGTAGAACAGAAGCTGCATTGTCTAATAAACGAGGCGAACATGAACGTCAAATTAACTTTTTCCAGAGTAATGCAGAGTGTCCAACATGCGAACAGGATATCACTGATGCAACAAAACAGACGCAGATTAATGCAAGGAACTCTAAAGTTGAAGAACTTGATAATGCGATTGCTGATGCTAATAGAATGGAGAATGACGAACAAGAACGACTGAATGTAATTAAGGACAATCTTACTACACTTCGCAGACATGATGTAGAGATTGCAAAGATACGTTCTTCTATCAGCGAGTTGGAGAAGTTCAATGTTAAGTTAGAGAAGGATATCGAAACCTATACACAAGGTTCTGTGTCTGATGATGATAAGAACAAGTTGGCTGAACTGAAGGGTAAGATTTCCCTTATTGAAGAACGGAAGTCTAAGTTAAACGAAGACAAGTTCTATGTAGATGTTGCTCGTAATCTACTACAGGATAGTGGTATCAAGACTAAGATAGTGAAACAGTACTTGCCAATTATGAACAAGTTAGTGAATACCTATCTCAGTTCGATGGACTTCTATGTACAGTTTAACCTAGATGAGAACTTCAACGAAACAATCAAGTCACGATTCCGTGATGAGTTTTCCTATGCATCATTCTCTGAAGGTGAGAAGATGCGTATTGACTTGGCTCTACTATTCACATGGCGTGCCATTGCCAAGATGAAGAACTCTACCAACACAAACCTACTAATCCTAGATGAAATCTTTGATTCTTCTTTGGATGGTTCTGGTACAGATGACTTCCTTAAAATCCTAGATACGTTCTCAGACCAGAACGTGTTTGTTATATCACATAAACAGGACATGCTGTTTGATAAGTTTAGAAGTGTTGTCCAGTTCAAGAAAGAAAAGAATTTCTCACATTTGGTGACATAAAGTTTAAACAATGAAAATTAAAATAGAAGTAGAAATAGACACAGAAAACGAAAAAGATTTAAGTACTGTCGAAGAAATTATATACAAGTTAAAAGACTTGCTAGAAACTCAAGGAGAAGATGAAGATGACTAGAGAAGTTAATACACCAGAAGAATTAATTCAAGAATTTCTTGATAAGGGTGGAGTGATTGAACAATGCGAACCAATGGTGCGTACTGATCCTTCAGATATTACACATTTAGTTCGTGTGCGTTCAGCTGATGTGGGGGCTCAATAACTAAAAAAGTTTTGAAAACATCTTGACTTGTTGTAAAAACAATGGTATAATGGTTACATAAGATGAAAAGAACGAAGTGGACAGTATATAAAAGTCTAATTTAGTTTTGAAAACATCTTGACAATTGTTGTCAAAACATGTATAATGGTTATACTAAAGTAAAAAACAAACGGGAAAATATTATGTCACACGAAATAGAAATGATTGCAGGACAAGCTCAAATGGCCTATGTTGGGGAACTTCCTTGGCATGGACTAGGAACTAAAGTAGAACAGGAGTTGACTCCTGACCAGTTTCAAAAGGTAGCAGGACTTGATTGGAGTGTTGAAAAGCAACCACTTGTCACTGCACAAGGTGTTCCAATTAAAAACAAACAGGCGTTAGTTCGCACTTCAGACAACTCAGTATTAGATGTTGTCGGTACAGGTTGGAATCCAGTACAAAACTCAGAAGCATTTGAATTCTTCCATGAGTATGTAATGGCAGGTGATATGGAAATGCACACTGCTGGTTCACTCAAAGATGGACAAATGGTTTGGGCACTTGCCAAGACTAAAGAGTCTTTTGAATTGTTTAAGGGTGATGTTACTGAAAACTACTTCTTATTTACAAACCCACATCAATTCGGTAAGGCACTTAACATTCGTATGACACCAATTCGTGTTGTATGTAATAACACTCTTACTCTTTCTCTATCACAAAATTCAGATAAGATGGTAACTGTAAACCACCGCAAGGCGTTTGATGCTTCTGAAGTTAAAGATCAGATGGGTATTGCTCGTGAGAAGATGCAACAATACAAGTCAATGGCTGCATTTCTTGGTGGAAAACGATACACCGCAGAGAATGTAACTCAGTACTTTAATGAAGTATTTGGTGCTCCTGCTAAGGTTGAGAATGGTAAGGTTCCTTTCACTTCTCGTAATGCAAAACTTGCCTTTGAAAACTTAGATGTTCAGCCTGGCGCAGAGTTCGCCCAAGGTTCTTGGTGGACTGCATTCAACTCAGTCACAAACATGACTGACCACCTACAAGGTCGTTCTAATGACGGACGTTTACAGTCTGCATGGTATGGACGTAACCGCAAGGTTAAGTTAACTGCTTTAGATAAAGCAATTGAGTATGCTGAGACTGCATAACAAATAAATTATGAAGAGGTTGAAAAACCTCTTTCTAGTTCTTATAAATAGTGTTGATATGCCGTTTTACGGGTATCGTAACAATAATCTTGCTTAATAGGAGAAATCAAATGCAAAAGCAAATAATGTCTGGTCTAGACCCTTCTAGAATCAACACTTACTCTATCGGTTTTGATAGAATGTTCGACAGTTTAACCGCACCATCACTTTTTGAACCACAACCAAAGTATCCACCATACAATGTTATTAAGGTATCTGATACCGAATACATTATTGAACTTGCTGTGGCTGGTTTTAAAAAGGACGATATTGAAATTCGAATGGTAGAAGATAAGTTATCAATCGAATCAATTGATCTCAAAACATCAGAAGTCTCTGAGAAAGAATATCTACACAAAGGTATCTCAGCACGACACTTCAGGCGTGGATTCACACTATCCGAAGATATGTTAGTTAAAGATGCATCTATGGCAGATGGTATGTTAACTATACATATGGAAAGAATTGTCCCAGAAGACAAGAAGCCTCGCACCATCAAAATTAAATAATGCAATAAAGTGATGAACGCCTCTTGACAGGGGCGTTCTTTTATGTTATAATATGTGTACCAATTGAATATAGGATGAATGATTTGAAAATATACCCAATTAAAACTACTGAATACAAATATTCAGAAGATAAAATACTTCTGGATATCGCAGAGTACATAGATAAAACTTACGACTCCCACTACTCCCACAACAAATTTCAAGCCACAGAATTTATAATAGATTCTGGACATGGCGAAGGATTTTGTATCGGTAACATACTCAAGTATGCACAACGATACGGAAAGAAAGAAGGCAAGAACAGAAATGACTTGCTAAAGGTGATCCATTATGGTATAATGGCACTACATAATCACGACACAACGGAGAATAAATTATGATGCAGTTAAGCAGTGAAACACGGGACGTTCTAAAGAACTTTTCAACCATTAACCAAAACCTTCTAGTGAAATCTGGTAACACGATTAACACTATGTCTGCAATGAGAAACATTGTGGCTAAGGCAACTATTCCAGATACTTTTTCAGATGAATTTGCAATCTATGACTTGAATGAATTCTTGTCTGCACTTTCATTATTCAAAAGTCCAACACTGGATTTCGCAGCACAGTCTGTAAAATTGAATGAAGAGGGTGGTGGTAGTTCATTGAATTACTTCTTCAGTGACCCATCTGTTGTAACAACACCAAAAACTGAAATCCAAATGCCATCTGTTGATGTGGAGTTTGTCTTTACACAAGATACCTTCAATCAAATCCAAAAGGCATCTGCTGTACTTGGTGTACCTGATGTAGTATTAAAGGGTGTTGCTGGTGGTGATATCAATCTAACTGTAACAGATCGTAAGAATGAAACTTCAAACGACTTTGCAATTAAGGTTGGTGAGAACTCACCTGCTGCTGATTTTACTCACTACTTTAAGGTAGAGAATCTTAAACTACTTTCTGGTGATTACAAAGTCGAAGTTTCTTCGAAAGGTATATCACGTTTCACTAACATGACAAAACCGATTGAATACTTTATTGCTCTAGAAGCTTCCTAAACTGAATAGGTATATTATATAATGAATGATGTGAATCTATGGGTGGAGAAATACCGCCCGAAAACAATCAGTGAGTGTGTTCTTACTGAAGACTTGAAGAAAACCTTCCAACAGTTTGTAGATAATAAACAGATTCCAAATCTACTACTGTCTGGTGGGGCTGGTGTCGGTAAGACAACTGTTGCAAAAGCAATGCTTGAAGAAATCGGTGCAACCTATATGTTGATTAATGGTTCTGAAGAATCAGGCATTGATGTATTGCGAAACAAGATTAAGAACTTTGCAAGTACTGTCTCTATGGATGGTAATCGTAAGTTTGTAATTCTTGATGAGGCAGACTATCTCAATCCACAATCCACACAACCAGCATTGCGTGGGTTTATTGAGGAGTTCCACAACAACTGTGGATTCATCCTTACTTGTAACTTCAAGAACCGAATTATCGAACCTTTGCATAGTCGGTGTTCTGGTGTGGTATTTAAGATACCCAAGTCAGACAAACCTAAACTTGCTGGAGAGTTCTACAAACGTGTGCAAAACATTCTTGCAGAACAGAACATTGAGTATCAGCCTAAGGTTGTACAACAACTGGTGATGACACATTT